TCAAGGAACCCCATCACTTTGTAGGGCACGTTGCTCCGCGCAGTGGTTGAATACCACACACCGGACGTATTCGATGCACCGCCGACCGCCGTGGTGGATATCAACTCATCTTCGTCGAGAACCGTCGCACCCGTGGCGTTGTTGACCGCAAGTTCTGGCACGCCAGACACGTTCGCCACAGCATAATAGATACGGCTAATGACGCCATTCGTTGTGCCGAGCGTTGCACCCGATGGGACGGTCACACTGACCGCCGATGCAATGGTCAGTGTATTGGGGGTGCCACTCATGAGAACCGCGCTACGAATCGCCACAGCCTGCGGATTGGCGGTAAACGTGATCGAACCGGCGTTGATCAGATAGTCGATGCTGGCGAGTTGGCCGGTTGACGGATTAGTCGTCTGGCCGGTGCCGCCATTTGCGACAGGTAGAATACCTTGGACTTGGGTTGATAGATTGATCTGTGTGGCGGCTGGTGCGAATGGTGCAAGCAGTGCGGCAACAAGTGCCAATGCTCCGATAAACAATCGTTTCATTATGTCAACCCCCCTTAAATGCGATATTCGCCGAAAGCGATAGATTCGGTCGATGTCAACGCCGTGCCAATATGTGTGATTGTAGCACCCGATATCGTGTAGTCAACCGTATTTACGGCATACAGCCCATTGATGAACACGGGCACCGATGCGCCCGCTATCGGCGTCGTCGGCAGCACATACGTCTGATTTGACCCATTCAATGCGCCTGTCGGTATGCCCGCTGCCTGATAACCGTTGAGCGATATGGTTTTCCAGTTCGCCCCGCCCGTGTCAGGATCGGACGTGTTGTTGTCTACAGATGACAGCCAGAGATGGGTGAGTGTGGCAGCCATGAGCAGCGCACCCTGGGGATAACCGCCGATCGCCGTTGAGAACGCCGCGTTATATTGCGCCATCCCGCCAGCTTGTACCCATTGGTCATTCGCGGTGATTTCATTCAGGATGCCGTTGAAATCCATGCCGTTCGGGGGTGTGCCGCCAAGAGCCACATCGACAAATGTCGCAGGGGGGAATCCGAGACTCAGCGATGCGGCTGTAGGATCGGCGGACGTGTTCGGAATGGCACGAACATACGTTCCAGCACCGGCGTTATTGGCGAATGGCTGTAGAAATCGTACTGGCAGGGCAGTTGCTAACATTGGGTCACTCCGCTAAGAAAAAGGTTCCGTGTCCGAATCCGTTCGATCCAGTCTGTTGTGCGAATCCGAAGGTCTTACCTCGAACAAATTCGAGTATGATCGACGATACTCCGGTCGGATTTGAAAACGCGCCGCTATACTTCAAAATTGAAATTTCCACTTGTGTCAGCATGAATTCGAACGTCAACTGCATGCGCATGCCGCCCTGATCGGAAACGTATGCATTTCCTCGGCCGGGAAATAATGTGCGGAGGATGCGGTTGTACGTCGGGATTGCGCAGTTGGATATGTTCGCCAACGCTTTGGTCAGAATCAGCGTGCGGTATGCGTCATCGGCCAGTGCGTAATTCGTGGTCGAATTCGCCCCGTTGAAAAACGCGCCGTACCCGAACGATTGCGAACCGACTTGTTGGGCAAACCCTAGATAGCCAGTCGGCGAAGTGGGCAGGGGGATGACGCGGGATACACCGACAATACGTCCCCAGTTATCCAGCCCCCACCCTTCGGCAGTGGCAATATTCCAGACTTTGTTGTAAAACGCATCCAGTTTCGCCGACGGATCAACCGCTGCGTTGTAATCCTCGATCAGTGCGATCAGTGCGGGGCTATTCGCAAACTGTGAAAGGATTGTCTGCTCGAGATTCTGCATGATCAGACAAACGCCACAGATATGTCATCTGTCGAAGTTGTCGGTTCCTGGTCGATCTGCATAATCACTGATGATTTGTTGGCCGACCCCACCCCGACCAATATCTGTTGGATCTGAACCCATGACCCGAGTGCGAATATCGCAGCATAGAACTGGCTGGCAAGGATCGTCGCGCCCAATCGTGCGCGCGGACTACCGTTCGCACCGGTGAACGTTGCGATGATGGCACCCTTGATCAGCGTCGAAGCGTTCGCCGGAACTTGAGGGTTGTTCACAATCGACACAGAGAACAAAATTACAGTCGGCGTCGGTGTCCGAAATGTCACATTATATGTCGGATACGGCACTGTATAGGGTGCGGTCGTATCCTGCACGGCGACTGTCGTATTGCCGTTGTAATTGCATCCGGGCGATTTTTTGCTCCAGATGGCTTGTGCCACCGCTGCCGAATTGCCACCATAGACCGCAACGTATATCGAATGCGCCACGAGAGGTACGCCGCCGATCGCACACGTCATGGCTTCGGGGCCGACCGATTGACTGATATTGACCGTCCACGATACACCTGAGCCTGCGGTGATGATCGTCCCTTGTGCGACGCCTGCACCAGTGACCATCTGCCCGATTGCTACGGTGCCCGATGTGACCGAATTGACGGTGAGGGTTGTTGCGGCGATCGTCCCGTTAATCACCGCGCCGCTTGTCACGTTCGTTTGATTTTCGGTAGCGTAAGCATCGAGCACATTGGGCACTTGGAACACGGCGCCGAGAACTGATGGGAGTGAACCCTGTGCGTTCAAGGCGACAGATGCCTCGCGGCGGAATTCGAATGCCGCACGACTTTCGACATTGTTGCCGAGCACACCGTCGACGGCATTGTTTATCGAGTCCCAACCCGCGATCGCCTGATAGATGGTGTTCAGGAATCCGTTCGGTGCGATTCCACCAGGACATGCAATCGGGCCGGTGGTCGAACACGCAAATGCCAGCGCGACGCCCGCACAGGTCAGTGTGGTCGGCCCAGCGGTTTGGCTGATGTTGACCGTCCACGACGTGCCTGAGCCACCAGTAATCACTGTACCCGCCGTGACACCGACACCCGTGATGGTTTGACCGTTGGCGACCGTACCTGAAACAACAGTCGAAACGGTCAATGTTGTTCCCGAGATCGAACCTGTTATCGTTGCAGGCGTGGGGATCGTGCCTGCCGCTAGGCTGCGGTAAATGTTGCCATCTTGCGCCTGCGCCCACGCGCCGATCGGGATGAACGTACCGGGCAGTCCGCTGCATGTCGCCGTGACTACCGTGGATGATGCGGCGATCCGCTCGAGGAAATAGATACGCCCGATGGCATCCTGCATACGACCGGCTGCGAACGCGGGGTCAACACCGTTGGTGATGGCGAGAAATTGAACGTTCGAATCATTGATGATCGCCGTTTCGCTTGTGGCGAGTTGTCCCTGCGGCGTAGTCAGCGAAGGATTGAGGTTCCCGCCGAATGCAGTATTCTGGTCAGCTTGAACGCCAGCTAGAATCGCCTGTTCGGTCGGAATGATGAATCCGTTCGGACCGAATGTTGGTTGAGGAACTGAACTTGGCATTTAGAATCCTGCGACTGAGATTAAACCAGCGTTGTCGGTCACATGCACCTGACCTTTCAACTCACGATCCGTGAAACTTGAGAAAAACACTCGCGCTGCCACAACTCCCGGTACTGTCAGTGCTTGCGCGACAAATTGCGCCCTGACCAATTCCAGCGGCGGATTATACCCGAGAATCCGTTGGAAGTATTCCACGCCCAGCGACGTGTCGTAGTAGCACTCGCCGATGAATGTGCGAATTGCTGATGCTGCATCTTGGGCATACGAGTATGGCATTCCGGCCATAGCAATATTGGCACTCGAATCGAGGCACAAATCCCAACCTGGCGTCAGATAGAGTGTGTTCATGGTATTTGCGGCGGGTTAATCGGATGCGAATTGGCAGTCACAGTCGCGCCCGTTGTATAACTGTCGATTGTGTAATTCGTACCGCCCGTCCAAGTCGTTCGGGTGCCATACCCATTTACATCTTGCCCGTATGACACAGCGGCATGAACTGTCACATTATCGCCACGTATCACGGCGGTCGGAGCGTTCACTGTTACCGAAGGAGCATTGACCGTTACGGCGACGGGCGAGGTGATGTCAATTCCAGCGGGGGTGAACCGAATGTATTGCGTCGGCGGGGCGGTCACAATGCTGAACACGTACAGCCCATCCGCCATGTCGAACTTGCGTCCACTGCCGGGATTCGACTGCGCTCGATTCTTCACCGCGCTCGATATGTCTCGGTCGGCAAATACGACCAATCCGACATCGCCCACTTGTGGATCTAGAATGATCGCGTTCGTTCCACCCTGCACACGGTTGTACGCACAGTGGTAAATTACCCCATGAGGAAATGCGTTACCCAAACCGTCGACCATGTTGACCAGCGGCTGAACATCCACGAACCCCGAACCGCTCACGCCGCCCGAATTGGTCACACCGACCACTTTGCATATCGTGGCAGTGGACACCTTCGACAGAATCGACTGTACGAGAAACGCCTGCGCGTTATAGCCCGATCCGAACGATTCCAGACCGAGAAGTCCGGCAAATCCTTGCCCGTTGTTTAACATGTTATTTCGGCACGGTGACTGGCGATGTTCCTGTGACCGCATCCACTGAGAATCCGTGAATCTCGGTCAACCATGCACCGCCAGGCGTTTCGCTCTCAAGTTGGTATGACAATCCGTACACGTTCCAGCGATAGTTCGCCTGTGGGATGCTGCTCTTCACTTCGATCTGCCCACCGAACACGATATTCGGATTGAACAACGTCCGAACCATCAGCCCGAGATTTGAATATGCCGGGTAGCCGATCATTCCTGTTTCGGGCGAAATGATTGGCACATCGACAATCTTCGCCCGATGCCCGCCCTTAGGCCAAATGGCCAGCACGCCATCGTCGCCGTTGTTCCATTCGCAACTGGCGGCGGCAATGACCGCAAGCACCTGTTCGCGTATCGCCCCTTTGAAGTAAGGCGTATCAAGCGTTTTGTCAACGCCGTTGTTCTCGAATCGCAATCCCATCTGTGGCGCCATCGCACTCAGGATCGTATCGACCGTGGCTGGTGCTGGGTAGGATGTGTAGCCGATAAACGCATCCACTCCTTCCGATTTCGGCTGAACGCAGAATATTAGCCCAGCATGTGCAATGATGTTCAATACCGAATCGGGCTGCTGGTTCAAATCCGCCTGCGCGACAGTTATGCCGCCTTCGAACACCTTGCGCACACCAACAACATCGTCACCCGCTTCAACGATAATCGTGTTCCGTCGTTGGAGTTGCGTGACGGTGTATATTGAGGTCAGCGCGTTCAGCAGCGTCGGGGTCAAGCCGTGTATGCGCAGTTGTGCCTCGCCCATCGCCGTGGCACCCGTTTTGATGATGTGCGCCTGTACGCGCAATCCTTCGACCGTGACCGTATTTCGCCCAGTCTCGCCGAACGATCCGGTGCCGAGAATGAATGTCAGCCTGATTTTACGGACAATGAACGTCATTGGTTCAGATAGCAGAACTGGTAGCGCGTGCCCAAGCCCGGATATGACGGATCGCTCGAACCTTGCGTGTCGTTCCAGAACAGATCGCCGACAAAGCCCAGATAGGCGCTACGCACGATGCGGTTCAGGTTTTCGCAAATCACGCCGCCGATGATGAGCGTGTTGTTCACGTATAGGTCACAGAACAAACCTTGAGTGGCAGTCTGGTACAACTTAATCGTGCAAGGTTGCCCGCCAAGCGTGACGTTGAATGTCTGGTTCGGCTGGTCGGTGATCGGGACGATTTGTGTCATGGTGCGGGCACGGGGGTCGCGGCAGATGCGCCAGCTTGCACCGTGCCATTATTTTGCACAGCTTGCGAACTGGGCTGCTTGGTGTTGAAAAATACCGACTGTACGGTTTCTCGAATCTCCAACAACCAGAAGTCGACCGTGAGCAACGTCACACCGTTGGTTGTCGTGCGACGATAATCGAACCGAGCGATATTGGCGCTATGATACGTGATTTCCGGCGTCACCACATCGTACAGGTCGCGTGACCGAGTGATACGTTCGGCATCCAGCAGGAACTTCTGCCGATCGGCCACGGTGCCGCCGCGCGACATGCTTACGCGGGCATCATAGGGGGTCGCGACCTTGTTATACGATTGGAACGCGCCTTGTTCCATCGGATAATCGGCGATCCGATATTCTTGCTTGAAATCGAAAGATAAAACCGAATCGGGCGTAATGACCGGCTTGTTGTTCAGGAAAATACCCCATTGAACACGCTGCTTCAGGAGTGCCCGTGAGACAAGCGATAGATCATTCTTGAGCAATTGACCGACAGCGATAGCATCGTTCGCTTTGTTCAGGAGTGGCGGGATTCCGAAAGCCATTATTGCATACCCACGTTAGCATTCGTCGCAAGCGACCAATCTTGCAGAGTCTTAGATACCGCCGCCGCTACGCCTGGCGCATCTTTGGCCTGAGTGGTCACGGTCAGTTGTCCGATGTGGACTTCGGATGAATTGGTATTGGACGGCAACGAGTGCTGCATCAAACGACGGGTCGTATTCGGAAGCAACATATGGGGGGATACCGTTGGCGTACGACTCGGCACCAATGCGGCAAGTGCTGATCCGGCAACTGCCGCACCCAATACTATTCTGCTGACTGGTGTACGCGTTGCCACGTTCACGGCGGCTTTTTCTGCGGCCTCGGCGGTGGCTTTCTTCGCACCAAAACCGAGCGCATCTTTGAGCATCTTCCCGCTGACATATGCAGATACTCCCGCCAGTGCAGCAGTGCCTGCCCCGATGACACCCTCGGTCGTTTTGGGATGCTCTTTGGCGAATCCCAACAGTTCAGATGCCATATCCGCAAATTTCTTCAGATATGGCATGATGTCGTTTTCAATCGTGTCGGCAACACCTTTCGCTTGGGTTTTGATACGTGCCCACTGCTGATTCAATTCTTTCGCGTTGCGGATGGCTTCTTGTGCTGCCGGATCTTCTTCTTTGGCTTTCGCCAATTTGTCGGCAACACTACCTGATTCAATGTCGTGAAGCATCCGTGCGATATTGGGGCCGATGCCGAGGTTACCAAGCGCGGTGGTCGCATCTTTGAGCGACATCTTCTGGACTTCGGTGCTCAGTTCAGATAGAAAGCCTTCGCCTGTCGTTTCCCGATTCGTCAGTCTTGCCCAGTCCACATTGACTTTTCCGCCAGTTAACATCGCCACCGATTGTGAATATGCAGTTAATGCTGACAGCGAACCTTCAAACCCCACGCCAGTCTTGATCGACTGCTGAATGCTGTTGATCTTGCTGAACGCAGCAGTCGTTTCATCGGCACCGGCATTGAACGCAGCCGCAGAACGAATCCATGAATTTAGAGCTTCTTCGCTCATACCCAACGAATCGGCGGAGAATCCAATCTGGGTGTTCATCGTCAGCAGATTCTCGCCGATGTTTTTCAGAGCCGAGAATCCGACATATGCTGCCGTCACCGCGACAATATCGTTGCGCAATTTGAGTAACGCATCGCCCTGTTTTTTCGCCTGCGCTTCCCGTTCCTTGGTGGCTTTATCTTCAGCCTTATTTCGTTTCTTTAATGCGTCATCTTCATCGTTTGCCGCCTTGACCGTTTTCTTGCTAGAGGCTTCGGATTTCGACCGCATTGACTCCAACGCATCTTCGAACTTCTTTTGCCCCTCAATCAGACCAGTTACGTCTGCCGAGAGTTTCAAAATCATTTCATCAACTAGCATGTGTCACTCTCGCTTATTTGCGACGTATTGATTGTATGCGTCGATGTTTTGAATTTCGAGAAGATTGTACATATCTTCCACGCCAAGCACAGTGTCTAGTTCGACCAGCGTTGCCAGTCGATACGACACGACCGCGCCTATCGTTTTTGGAACGTTCGCATATTCAACATACTCATGCGAATCATTCGGAAAATGCAGACTTATTGGTTTGCGCCGAAAAAAAAATCAGTGTGAAGTTTGAGCACTTCCTTGCGCAATTTCAGGCGAGTGCCGATCTCTTCGATGTCATCCTCAATCAGTGCGCGCACCACTTCCGGGCGATTCGGATCAGGCATAACTTTCACGCACTGCATCATCTCGTTCAACAGTGGCTGGGCATCGTCAAACGACATCCCGCAAATGGCTTTTACGCCAAACGATGCCAGACCCGCGACACCCGATTCAGCAATGTCATCGGGAATGTCGATGCCGTTCCGCGCCATAGCGAACAGCGCACGAGCCGCCCACATCTCGGCTTGCGATGCGGACATTTCGCGGATCTGGAAAACTTTGCCCTGATCACGCCCTTCGTCCAGCACCGTGTACTCGATAACCTTGCGTGCCATTATACGGGCGCCCCGATAACGATGTTCCACTTGATCTGGAACTTACGCGGTTGCAATACCTTCTTCGCATCGGCGAATGGGGTGAAACCGACCAGCACGCCATTGGTCAGCGCATACGTGCGGCCCACCGATGGTTGCAAGATCGTGCCGAACGCCTTGAACTTGTCACGCGCGGCCTCTTCGGCATCGTACCACGCTTCAAAGAACGTGTTGGATGCGCTGTCGGCCTGCAACGTCACATCCATTTCCTTGATCTGTGGGAGCCAGCCGGTAGACATGATGCCGTCCACACCCATCACGACTTCGGCATTGGTCACCATCGCCATTGAGTACGCATCGTCCGCACCGAAACCTTGAAGCTGTTGCGGCACAGTGAACAGTCCGGCCACGCCCAGGAGCAGAGTGCTATTGGCCGACGTTATCGAATTAGCTGCCATGTTGTCTTATCCTTTAAGTGATGTACTACGGTATTACCACATATCTGGCCAATAGCGGTTGCGTTTGGACTGATTTTCTTCTGCGGGTATGATCTGCAAATTCGCTTCGCAGTGCAGACCGCAAACTGAATCCGACTGCAATGGGACGATATGGTCAACGTGCCATTTTTTAGCCCCGAATGCCAGATTCAACGCCTTGCACGAATCATAAATCGAGTTAATTGCACCAAAATTTGCCCAGTCTGGGATTGCCTGAATTTGACTGGCTCGACGACGAGCGTTTGCAGCCACGACCATATGAGGATTCAATCGTTTCCATTCGCGCGATACCTCACGAGAATGTTCACCGTTTCGCTCGTAATGTAACTTGCGAATGACGCTATTGTGCTCCTTGTTGTTCGTGTTCCAAATTTTCTTAATTGCTACAAATCGCTCTTTATTGTTGGTTCGCCAATTTAAATTTGATTGCTTGGCTTTTTCGGGATTCGCCGCACGATATTCACGTACCCGCAGTTTCTCCCGCTCAGTATTTTCAGCATAGTATTTGCGGTTATTTTCTTTTACCTGATCTGGATTGGCCTCGCGCCATTTGCGCTGCGTTTCTTTAACTTTGTCAGGGTTAGCATTGCGAAACGAGGCGGACACCGAACGATATTTTGCAGGATCGTTACGATACCGCTCTTTAGCTCGAATGTTCATGCACGCTATGCATGAACGTGACGCCGTACCCCGTTCTGCCACATGCCCATTTTTACACGGCAATCCTGTGAAGTAGCGCGGCAATCGGCGCCGTTTTGCTTCGTCCAATGTCACAATCTTCATCTGAATACTCCACGCCTGCCAGTGACGTATTGTATCGCAAATGAAGATTGTGACGCAATTAATATTTATTGGACGGCGATTGAACTCATCGAGATTTTTTGCACCGAACCCGAATCGACGTAAAAAAAGTTAATGGGATTCGATTGACGCAACCCGCGAACTTGTGCGGTCGCCGGCAATATCTGTAAATACCAGCCCTGCGACGAAAGCGTTTTATCGATCGCCACGCCCGCCGCCGCGTTCACTTCTGCTGCCTGAAGCGATGACAACGGGATCCCCGCACCGTACACGCCGAAGTTCCCAGCCTGAGTGATCGGATCGAGCAGGGCCGCACGCTCCAGACCGTAGCCGAGATTGTCATACGGCACACTCCGCGATTGCGTCAGAAGAACGACCAGTGCAAGCTGGAATGCGTTGTTCAACCAGATTTGGTTGATGTACGAATCGGCCCATTTGTACGAACCAGTGATGCTACCCGGCGTAAAGAACTGGAAGCCCTGATTCGCCGTAGCAACCGCTTCGTAGAAGTTATAACCGTTGGCGATCAGATTCGCGGCAATGGTCGGATCAGTCACATCGGCAGTCAGACCCGATTGGGACTTGAAATCAAACGTGATGCGCCCGTTCGTCTGGGTGAAGTCGATAGACGCCGCCGCGCCACAGAAGAATGCCGCCTTGGCATAGGTCGGGCAATAGATCGGCACCGTGCCTTGCGAACCGTTCGCCGTCAGGATATTCCCCAGACTGGTCGTGGCTGCGTTCGATTGTGTCGGCAGAATGTCGGTATCCCAGCAGGCGTAGGCGTAGCGCAAGTTCTGAGCATTCGTCCATGCGGCAAACGCGAGCTTGACGGTATTACCCGAACCACCATCCGGATCGAACACGGTCATAAACGTCGCCCAGTTCTGGGTCTGATTGGCAATCGCGGTCATGGTCGTCGACGGTGTACTTCCCGCCGCACCTTGCGACAGCACTGCGCCGGTGGCGGAGGTGAGCTTCAGCGGTGTGGAAATCGTACCCGTGGCGAATGTCATGGTGGATGTGGCGCCGGTGGTGTTGGACGTGATGACGAACCCGCTTGATACGCTATCGAACGTCACCGTGACGTTGGCGCCAGATGATGTGATGGTCGTGCTGCCGGCAGTATCGCCCACACTGACCAGATACGTGCCCGTACCGCCCGAACCCGTCAGGAACGCAGTGACATGGTTGCCAGTTGTGATACCTGTGCCTACCAGCACGTCACCGACCGCCAACGCGCCTGTTGCGACTGCCGTAACAGTCAACGTGCCGCCCGATGCCGTGACTGTCGTGCTGGTCGCGGTCTGGCTGACACTGACCGCATACGTGCCCGTGCCACCCGTTCCGCTGCCCAAGGCGGTAATCGTGGTTCCGGCAGTGATGCCCGTGCCACTTATAGTTTGACCGACTGCCAGCGTGCCGGTGACGACCGCCGATACGGTCAGCCCGCCGCCGCTCATGGTGAGGGTTTCGCTCGTGACGGTCTGCGACACAGATACTTGGTACGTGCCCGTGCCACCAGGTGTGGCGCCGGTCAACTGCGAAATGATGGTTGTTCCGCTGGCAACGTTTGCGCCGCTGACCGATTGACCCGCCGCCAGCACACCGGATGTGATCGCCGATACGGTCATGGTCGTACCCGCGATCGAGCCGGTCACAACGTTAGGAGCGATCGAACCGGTGACTACGTTCGCGGCAACCGAACCGGTCACACTGACGGTGGTGTCCAGCGCGGTCTGGATGATACCTGCTGCGCTTGAAAAACTTGTCGCGGCACTCAGGTTGATGCTGGCGGCGTGAGTGTTTCCATCCACCGTGACCGACAACGTGCCTGACATGGCCTGCAACTGCGCCAACGTGGTCGCCGCTTGACTGCCGCCGCGCATGTATGCCGCAACCGCACTGGGGTTGTATTGCGCGAACAGAACGGCACCCGGCTTGATGTTGGAATTGTCGAAACCGAGGAAATAGATCGACGCCGCATCTCCTTCCACGGTATTTCCGCCAAAATAAGCCGTCACGGCGGCCGCCGAGGGGAACGACAAGACCGAGCCGAGCGGAACACGGGTGTTCGCGGTGAGAATGAGTCCGTTGAGTGCGAGCGGAGAACCGCCAGCACTGACTATCTGCGGATTAACCGTTACGACCTGAGATGCTGGAATTGTTGGCATTTATCTGCGCTCCAAGTGGTTCTATGCGGGGTATGCCGCATCGACGTTGATTGTGGTTACTGCGATGGCGTTCATGAACTGCATTGGGGTTGTGACAACCGGATTCGTCTGCATCACCGCATCGATCGACCACCGTTCTTCGATCTGCTGCTCACCGTTGAGATATGGCAGTTGTTTCGGATCATCAGCATAGAGCGGAACGACATCAAAGCCCGATGTGGCGAACTGTGTTACGGCGTATTCGTCACGGAACAAGGTCGATATGATTTGTGCATTGTCAGCACTGGTGGGGCCATGCACGTCGAGTTGCACGGTCACTTTTGTCGGCTGCAACGATGCTTTCCCACCATACGCAACCGAACTGACTGTTCCGACCGGCAGTGCCGATGTCGTATCGGCAACGCTATCGCCGACTGCGAAATACGCGCCAGTGGTCGGAAGCACAACTACGTTCAGCCCGCTCACCGCCGAAACTATTCCCGACGCTACGACACCCGCATTGGTCAGGCGATCGCCGAGCGCGGGCGTATTTGTCAGCACAGTAAAAGTGAGCGTTTGGATGTCCAACCCGTCATAACTATCGACGTTCGTTTCCAAGCGTTCACGCATGATCGGAGTCATCGTGATGAAATTCGAGCCAGACGGTTCGGGCACTCGGTTATCCAACCCTCGGGCAACTTCCGTTCCGGTAGGCAACACTGCCAACAGGAACGACCGAAGCGCAGTCAGCGTTTGCGCTTCGGTCAGATTGAGCGCGGGAGCAGTCATTTATTGTGTGACGCAACGATAACCGATGGCAGTATTGAGATACACGCACATTACCGTTGCGCCGCTGGTGGAAATCGTGACGTTCGAACCGGCGCTGTTGAGGTTTACGCCACTGGCTGGAGCAATGACCAAACTGTGCGTGCTGAACGTGTTGGTCGCATCGAGGAAACTGATGCGATTCGATACGCCCGAAGCCGGCAGTGTAAGCGTGAATGCGACAGCGGATGTGTCTGCGGCATTGTATGAGCCATTTGCGACTACCGCAGAGGCGGTCACTACTGCCCATGTGGGTAATTCGGACGATGCCGTTGCCGCATTGCCGGTGGTGTTCTGATTCCAGGTCGGAACGGTGCCAGTCAGACCTGTGTACGGAACGGACGATGCCGTTGCCGCATTCCCGGTGGTGTTCTGATTCCAGGTCGGAACGGTGCCAGTCAGACCTGTGTACGGAACGGACGATGCGGTCGTGGCAAACACGGCACTCGTTGCAGTCGCCGCATTGCCCGACATGTTGCCGGCCACGATCGAATCGACATAACTGAGTGCGTATGCGAAATTGGCATTCAGGCGAGCAGCGGGGAAAGCATCGCTATACACATAGGGCAATGTGGAAAATGGTTGCGGAATCGAGGCGGCGCGCGCCAAGGATGCCACCAATACACCGATCATCAATACGGCGACCAAACTCTGTAAAATCTTTTTCATGTTGTCAATTCCTTGTTATGAGTTCAACCCTGTTGGAGTACACATGCCACTTTAGACCAGCCATCCATCTCGCTCCAATTTTCGAGCAACATGACGACGAGCCATTTACTTCCGTTCGGCAGGGTGATCAGATCGCCACCCTGGTTGGTCGGTCGAGCCACACCCTGCCAATTTCCGTTCACATAAAACGCGGCTTTTTCGCCGTTCAGATTCAATCCGTCCAGTTGGACTAGATCGCGGTATTGCATCGGTTGTTTCTGGACTTGCACGGGTACTGCAGTGGCGTAGGATGGTGTTCGCGTTCCATCGCCAGCGGTTGTGTACCCGTTCGATTGCTGATATTGCGCGGTGAGCCACGGATTGACCGCTGCGACATACTGACCGGCGATATTGTGAAGATTCATTTATTTCACCGTGTAATTCGCGGTTCTAAGCATCACACCTGATTCCACGAGCGGGTCGTCGAAGCCTTTTCTCGCCACGGTACTGGGTGCGTTGGCTGGTGTGTCAAATTCGATAATCGCTTGTTGCAATTTGCCGGTCATTTCTTCACCGATCAGACCAAGAGCGTTGCGCATGTTAAAATCGGCCTCACGCAACGCATGCCCCATATCAGACGACAGATATGGTTTCTCTTCGGCAATCATGCCTCGGAAGAACGGCCTCGCCGGCACTGTCACCGTATGTTCGGGAACCGTGTGGGTTGTTTCAAAGTTTGATGCGGAACGCTTTACGAACTTGCCAAAACGTGCGAATTCGCCCGACTTATCGACTTGGCGATACACCCGAACCTGATGCTCGGGAATTTTGATCGTGCCACCGTATTCGTTGATAGCCGCCACTTGCGCTACATGCAAGCCACCCTTGTCGGCGCCGTATGTGGCTTCTCGGTTCCAACCGATTTCGACCGATGTGGCATTTCCCAAATTGCCAGCCATCTTGTCGATAGCCGCCTGCATCTTTTTGCCGAAACCATCGGCGAGTTTGATCTGCATCGCTCGGATCGCCGCTCACACCGACGGAAATCCAGAGTTATATGCAGCCAACCCAGCACCATATGGCTGGAAATTATAGATCGGACCGGGCAAGTAACGCATCGTGCGATATTGTGCAGTTGCCGCCCAGTACATTGCACCATATTGTGTCTGCTGATACCACTGTGCCGAACCTTCCGGATATTTCATCTCGGCACGAACCGTCACTGATCCTTCAGTTGCATCACTGATTCGTCCGACCAGCGGTGAAGCAGGTTGACCATTCTGCGGTGCGAGCAATTGGGCGACGTGCGCAGTCAGTAAATACAGCAGAGTCGTGCGTTGTGCAACATCTTGCACGGGGCTGACCGCCGTGTTGTCGAGATACACCGCTGCCATATTGAAATACATCTGGGCGGCAGGCGCACCGACCCATACTGCCAATTGGGGAAATGCCGCAGCCCAATCTGCATATACGAATGTCACCACGCCTGTCGCCATGATTTACTCCTTAAACGTATGCTGCTTCCATGCGTTCCACTTGCTCGCGACCCATCATGTCTTTGTCGGTAACAACCTTCTGCTTACCGATCTTCGGCAGATTGTTTGGATCAAGGCGTTCCAGACCGCTGCGAATGGTGCGACCATCTTTGGCTTGATCCTTCGCCGATGCGGTAGATGCGTGTGCGAAGATCAAGCCATTCTTGACCATCGCTGAATTTTTGTTTTGGCTCAACCACAGATCCCAATGTTCTTTAGGGATGCCGCCGGTCAGCGCGTAACCTGCGAGAATCGTGCAGTGGGGGGCAGCATTTTGCGGATGCGACCAACCGTATGCGGTATAAACCTGTTCGAGCGGTTCGACGGTTTTTTCCTTACGGGTTCCGCCGCCCATCACTGGCACATCAATTTCAATTCCGCGAAATACGCGAAGCACGAGGCCATGTGGCAGCTTGCATGCCACCGTGACAGTTTCGCCGGATGCTTTTTTGTTCGCGTGCAGTATTTCAGCCATGATGTCATTTCCTTTTGAAAGTCCAGACCGATCCCTGGAGCCTAATTTGAGCACGATTGCTCGGAATGAATCCTTGCGAGACTCATTCCGAGCCGTCCGACTGAACGGGACGGCTCAGTTATTACACGCCCAGCATGGTGCTGATTGCGAACGGCTGGCGAACGATGGCACCCCAGGTTCCGCTGGTTGATTTCTGCTTGTAGCTCGACAGATCACGGATGACCGGACCGGCACGCAATTTTTCATTGTAAGCACCGTATACTGTACGCTGGCCCTCGACCGTTTCGGCGAACAATTGGACGATTTCGCCCGCTGCCGAACCTTGAGAGTTCGAAGCAGTCAGGGCACCCAGTTGCACAGCGGTTTCGATGCGCAGGTTCTTGAAATTCTTTTTCAGAAGATCATGAACGTTCACATTGAAGGTGTTGGTCGCAGTCAACGCCACGGCGGATACCGGCGAGAGTGCCAGCACCAGATCGCTGTCAGCATCGATGTTGCCATTGGACTGATTAGTCAACGCGATGAACAACGCCTGGATGTCGGCGTAAATCTCGTTCGCTGTCGCAGTGATCGCACCGTTGGTGATCCACGGACCAGAGGTATTGCTGTTGTACGCCTTCGGTGCCGGTGCCAATGCTGGCGACAGACCCGGTGCGTTCAACACGCCATAGTTCTGCAACCCTTGCACGCCCAAGAACATGGACAGGTTCATAAACTTGTCCAAGGTGGCGATCGACGACTGCTTCAGTTCAGAAGCCCAACCGATCTTGGCCAGTCCTGCACGCTCCAGTTCCAGTTCGCCCCACTCGGTAACGGTCTGGAACAGATACGCCTCGCGTTGCGGGAAATTGGTGTTGGCAGATGAGCGACCGTTCTGGTTGAAGTCGCCATAACTGGACACTTCGCCAGTATGCTCAACAACTGGGAACACAACGGTCGCATCAACGAACGAACCTTTGCGTTCCTCTCCGTAGATGCGGGCAGCGGCATTCTTTGCGGTCAGGACGCGCAATACGTCCGGATCAATGAAAGTGGTCAGGAACGCAGGAATCGCGCTGTTCGGTGTGGAGATCAGCGTAGGCTGCGCGTCCATCGCCAGAACGAAGTTATCCTTCCATGCGGGTTCCAGAAAACCTACGGCACCGGTATCGATGCCGTATTTGCGCTTGTGTTCGTCCAAGGCGAGCTTGGCAAGATTTTGATCGATTTTACTCATGATTGATTGCCCTCGGATTAGACGTTATAAACGTTTTTGAACTTAACCAGTTCGCCAGGCGCGCCGCTGGATGTTGCCACCCAAGTGGTTTCGACACCTGCTGGAGAATTGATCGCTTCGGAAGTAACGGCAGTGTAGAACCCCGTGACCAGATACGTGCCCGCCACGCCCAGACCCGTCAACGCCGCATTTTCAACAGCAGTTGCGGTGATGGACGAACCGGTGATACCGACGCCGGTGATCGCATCATTCAACTTGAACGAGCCAGTCACGGTGCCGCCAACTGTCAGAAACATCGCATTGGTTGCGGTGATGGTCGAAGCGGTCGCGGCAGTTGTGGCAGGGCGGTCAACGGTATATGTGCCTGCGCCGCCGGTGGCAGTGCCATAACCAGTGATGGTCGTACCGGTTGGGATGTTCGTACCGGAAATCACCATGCCGGGAGCAAACACGCCGCTGGTATTTGCGCCAGTCAGCGTCAGACCGCCGCCAGACAGCGAAATGGTCGTACCGGTCGCAACAGTCACATCGCCGCTCAGTTGATATGTACCTGCACCGCCGTGTGTGGCGCCAGTCAACTGGGACAGAATAGTGATTACCGCATTCGGGTCAATACCTGTGCCGGTGATGGTTTGACCCGCACCGACCACACTGCCAGAACCGACAGCCGCCACAGTCAGAATGTTGCTCATCACGCCGCCAGTGCCCGCAGTGCAGGTGTTGGTGGTCGGCAACGCGCCGCCAGTAGAAGCCGACACGATCTTTTCGACGGTGCTGGCACTGGAGGTTGCGGCGGAAGGCGGCGTACCGGTTACATCGAATGTGACGCCGCCGCTGTTATTCAGTGCGTACGCCTTCATGCCCGGTGTGGCGGTCACGATACCGTCGTTCTGTGCCCAGAAGTCGCCCGCGCTAAACGCAGTCACAGGTAAGCCTTGCGGCACGGCCATAGTTGCGTAATCGAGGAACACGGTGATCAGGGCTTGCTGCTCACGATGGATGAATCCGGTCGGCAGGCCGATACCGTAGCTGTTCAGTGCGTTCGGATTGACCGAATCGGCCCATGCGAACTTGCCGACAACGGTGCCGAGTATGCCAGCTACGAACCCGCCGGGACCAGCGTCAACGGTTTGACGAGGATTGGTCGATGCGAAGTCACCGGCGACGCCAGGTGCTTGCACTACGTTTACTTGCCCAGGGAAACCCCCGCCTACAATTTTTGTACTCATGATTTATCTTTCCTTGTGTGGAATTGATTAAGCGTTCAAGCCGAGGTCTTTGCAGAAATCGGCGTATCCGGACGGTTTGGACGAATCCTGCGCGATTACCTGCTTGGCGTTTGCACCGGGCAACGGCTGCGCCTGCAGGATTGAACGGAACGCCGAAGGATGTACGCCTTTGGTTTCCACGCCCAGCAGTTTCAGTGCGCCCGCATAGACCGCTTCGGCAGAATCGCACGCGATGGCCAGTTCGCCGACGTAAGGTTTCACGACAGTTTTGGCTTCGTGGATGCCATTGATACGTGCGATCGCAGCATCTTCGGCTTGCTTTACGGCCACCGCAATCGCGGCATCCATTGCAGGCTTGGACACTTCATCCTTTTCGCCGCCATCTTCCGGGCCTTTGCCCACGGCGGGCTTGCCGGGGAATGCGGGCGGTTCATCTGCGGCAGCGGCGGCAGGTGCCACATGCGCTACTGGAACGGACATCGCCTTCAACTTGCCCTCAACCACGGCCATATCTTCGTCAGAAATCTTGCCGCGCAGATGGTCCATGATTTCGGAAATGGCTTTGTCGCCGTCATCGTCCATGCTCAGATCATCGTCATCCAGCATGTCCAGCGACTTCGCGGCGCCTTCCATTTCTTCATCTTTCGCGAATGCCGGTTTCAGCGCGGCGAGAATGCCAGGCTTCTTGTCCAGCCAGTTCTTGCGGGTCACGCCGGCCAGAATTGCATCCAAGTCGGGCATCGCATCTGCGGCGAGTTTCGGTGTCAGGACGGCCAGCAAGACCCCCTTACACATAGCCGCTTTCTTACTCAAGGGCTTGCTCATAGGTTATTCTCCAAAGTTATTGTCACGGGGGGTTTGCTGCTGGTGCTACGGTACTGCTTGCTTTTATTTGGCGGAATCGCCGACAACGACTTCTTTCCCGCACCTTCCGTTGGGGATCAGAGCCACATGATTGAATACTATGTCTCGCATAATCCCATCATGGCGGACGCCTTCGTATATTCCCGAAGTCATGTCGGGGATGTATCGGTATGCACACGACAGTTCTTTCGTTTCACCCGATTCAATTCGTGCAATTGCGCTCGCATCCCATACGACAAGTGAGTTGCGCAGGAACGGTTTTTCGAATACGGCATCTGTGCCGGTCGAACCGATGACGTGCTGCTTTTTGTCATCTTGCGCAGAAACCGGAATGTGCGAATCGAGCAGTTGGATATTGTTCGAAGTCGCAGCAGCTTTCGCCAATTCTTCCGGATCGCGCAGGAGCATGTAGACACGATTCGGTTCCAGACCGAGCCGATCCGCATCAGGTATCTCGTATCCATAGTACGGATTGACGGTCGCCTTTGAAATATTTGTGATCTCGACATGCAGGCGTCCGTCCTTGTCCACCGACCGAACGCTGGCGCGATCAAACGCCATCAGTGCGCGCGGTGCGGCATCCTGTGCGGCCGCCCGATTCACGCCCGGTGCCGCCTGACCACCAACCGCAGTCGAACCGCCCTGACCGACACTCGGCGCAGATGCATGAACTTTGGTATTTTCGACCGGCTCGTTCGACACCTTCGTATTCGACACAGTGCCCGCGTAAAACTTACCGAATCCAGCACCGTGAACCGTGTAATCCTGTGCCATATCGCTGCCGTTCAATATCGCAGCGATGCCGGGATGCAACGGTTGCGGCGCATCTTCCGGCTTGGCCCAGACAAATTCGGTGTGTTCGTCCAGTTGCAATTTCGGTGTGAATTCATGCCGAACGTGCATCAGGTATGTGATGAATTCGACATCCTGCTTGTCGGACACATGACCAATCGGAACGAGTTCGCCATATGGTACGGCGCCGATCTCTTCGACCATTTCCCGTTTAGCGGTCATTTCGGGTGTTTCGTAGGAATTAGCCTTGCCTCCGGGGAAGTCGTACTCACCGGGATGATTCGATGTGGGCGAGCGCTTCAGAAACAACATCCGACCGGTGGGCGAAATCATGCACACGCCTGCACCTTTGATCTTGTTGTCGCTGGCGCCCCACGCGCAATCTGAACCGACGAATTCCTTGCCAACAGATGTGGGAATACCCAGATTGCTCTTGCCGGCGGCTGCGGCATACATTGCCTTGCGCTGCGCTTCACTCACGGGTGGATCAGTCGCCATTACTGGCGAGGCATCTCGTGCGATGCGATGTTGTTTTTTAGCAGAACGCACGTATGAACCTCAACCTGGAATTATTGCCCGCGATACGCACCGACAATTTATTTTCTCGCCCGGATAAATCCATTCACCGTCGATATATGCACCCTTGGCGACTTCGAACGTTTTCCCATCATATGCGACGTGGCTGGCGCGCGGTTCGCGCCCGCCGTGCGAGTGAAGCCATTTCGCATGAGTAATTCCCAGACCCATCTGGCGCACACGAACCATCGTGGCGGTCGCCTTGGCGTTCTGGTCACGAGCGATCAGCCCCGCACGTTTGCGGGTCAATCCGTACCTTTTTTCCAACTCCAGCCCGAGCGTTTTCATGTCGCCGCCGACCGAGATCGATCGCATAACCAATCCTTCGACATCCGCCAGATATTGCTGCGGAATAGATTTGATCAATGCGACATTCTCGCCGACTGTGGCGTCCAGTGCATTTCGCGCCTCGTCCGTCAGTTTGAAGTCGATGCCGAAATCGTGCTGCCGCATCTGATTGGTCATCGTCAGATCAACATGCCGCGCTGCACGTTCGGCGAATCGTTTGGCCAGCAGGGGGGCAGCTTTGTTGAAAACTGCCACCCAATATTTCTTCAGCCGATTCATCGTATCGGTCAGTTCGCGCGCTGGGGATGCATCAGCGGCCAGCACTGCCGGTCGGGCAACCTGTCGCTTATACGCAGCACCGATCCAATGTGTCACCGACCGATTCATCTGCTCGACCAGTGTGTCCAACTGCTTGTTATATGCCGCCGTCAACCCCGCGTTTGGATGGATCGGCGGAAGCGTTTTTACGCCGCGAGTCGCTCCAGGCATTCGATTACGAACTGTGCGTAATCTTTTCGGCCTTTTCTCAGATTGCATGTTGGGCATAGCAGTTGAATATTTTCAATCCAGTTCGTTCCGCCATTTACCAGTGCAACGATGTGATCGACATGATAGCCGTCCGCCAGATTCGTTCCGCACACAGGGTTTGCGCATTTGCCGTTTTGGTCAGCGTACAGTGCGGTTAACTCACATGGGGTGTGCGCACCTTCAGCATCGCGCATACGTGCTCGTCGATTTTGCCAATACGGTTTTGACAGGAACCGAGCACGCTCTGGGTTTCTACGTCGATATTCGCGATTACGTGCCGCATGAGCTTTCGGATCACGCCGGTGCGTATCATTCGCACGTATCCGATCACACTCCATGCAACTGTGACTGGAAACAAGACGCTGCTCGACGTGACCTTTTCGACACGGGATACCCGTGAAAAACCGTAACGATCCGGCAGCTAGCGCGTCTTTTCGAGATATGACCTCGCCTCGATACATTTCCACGATTACTTCTGGCGGTCTGTATTTGGCGGTACGAATCGCTAATCTCTCAGCAGCGATTCGCTTGTTTTGTTCCAAATCTGAAATCTTCAAGCACTCGACGCATCCGCCGTTTGACGAATATCTATCGGCGACGTGCCCGTACTTGCATGGGCGACCCGTGTTATAAAACAATCGACCGTCACGTTGGGCTTGCCGTTGTTGTTCTGACCCATTTGCGCATTGTGTGCAAACAGTATTAGATACGCGACGTTCGACAACATGCCCATGCGGGCAGGGGGCACCGGTGAAATACAACTTCAAACCCGCTTGTCGGGCGGCAGATCGTGATATTATCGGTTTAGTCATTTGGCGCCCCTATGCGCTATTTGATCAGAAGCCGCCCGGTGCTCGAACACTTGGCGGCTTCGTTATTTACTCATCAATCTGAACGTTCAGATCGGTCAATTCGGACTCATCGGATTCGTCACTGGTTGATGGTTCTGGCACTTCACTCAAATCGAGGCCATGATACATGCTCTCTGGTTGATTTGCCAATCGGGCACGTTCTTCTTCTGGCGTTATGACACCACGATCCAGCAGCATACACGCCGCTTCGATTTCTGATTTCCGTACTTCGCCCAGTTGCTGTTCGTCAAGCGCCTGTAGCGGCTGATATGTGAAGCCTATCTCAGGATCAACTTCGCCCCATAGCGACAACTGTATAATTTCCATCAATCTCGACAGCAGCGGCGTATACAGGTGTTGTTGTTGTGACGCAACATAGCTGTAGAACACATCCAAATCGGCGGCACTGCTGGCGTTCAAACCTGACGGCGTGATGCCCAACAAGATAACCAGCGGAATACCTACTACTGACGAAATATGTTCTTGTGCCTGACTCTGCAAATGGTCAAGCGAACCGAGCGGCACGGACACGTTGCTCAGATCCTCGGTATCCTTGTTGATCGCCATCAGACCCTGATTGTCTCTGATGGTATTGAACAACGCGAACCGTGCTTGTTCGGCCTGACCGGCACCCGCGTTCAGCAGGCTCGACAAATCAGTCTTGAGGACGAATACGCTAAAATTGTGCAGCAAATCCGATACGCTCTGGCGTGTGCGCAGCCAGTTATTCACGTAGGGGATCAATATCTGAATCAGCGATATGCCAGAAAACGCATACGCCGGTTTCAGCAGATCGGGCACTTGCTTCGAGATAAACGTCAGCAGGCGTGTGTCATGCACTTCTTTACCCATGACGAACCATGTCTCGGGCTTGAAGTAATCTGCACGAAGCGGATCATCTGCGTTGTAACGATTCGGATATGTCCAGATCGGTTCGATGATGCGCAATGCCTTGAGCTTCCCTTTGCCGATTTTCTCGGGTA